TTAGAAAATGCACATTTAAACTTTATTAAACTTACAAAATGTTAGATCCATATACTATAGATTCAATAAAACATAAAATTCAAAAAGACATAGAACATATTAAAGAGCATATTTGCTATGGGGTTGATTCGATAGATAAATTAGAGTATGCTAGGGGCAAACTCAGTGCTTTAGAAACACTGCTTCAGGATATTAAAAACCTGCAAAAGGAGGATAACGATGGAGACCTTGATAAAACCTAAACTTACAAATTTCGGAAACGAAAAAAATAAAGCTGAGGTAAAATCACAAATCCCTACTGATTCTCACGGCATCAAAAAATATCTTGAAATCGTACCTAATCCCGTAGGATATCGTATGCTAGTTAGACCTTGGTCTGGCCAAGCTAAAACAAAAGGTGGAGTTATTTTATCCGATGAAACTCAAGACAAGATTCAAATGACAACTGTTGTGGGTTTAGTGGTTAAAATGGGAGACCTTTGTTATCAAGATAAAGAAAAATTTCCTAAAGGCCCTTGGTGTAAAGAAGGCGAATTTGTTATTTATGGCAGATACGCTGGAAGTAGATTTCAAACTAAATACGGTGAACATCGTATACTCAATGATGACGAGATTATAGGAACTATAGGTAAACCAGAAGATATTCTCCATTTATTTTAAATAAAGGAGAAAAACATGGCCGAAGTAAAAGACTATAGTGCAAAAGCATTATTAGACAAAGAAAAAGAAGTTGAACTTGATACAGATGGCATTCAGGATACGGATGTCGAGATTAAGGAAGAAACTAAAAAGAAAGAAGATAAAGTTCCTGACTTAAATGTTGGGGAAGTTGATCTTGGATATACGGATCATCCCAGTAAAGAAGAAAAGGAAGATTCTAAAACACCACCTGAAATTCAGATAGAAGAAAAACAGGAAGAAGAAGAAAAACCTAAAGAAGAAAAAAAACCTGAATCTAAGGAAGAACAAAAACCAAACCTAAGTGAATCAAGAAGAGATTATCAAAAAAGAATTGATAAACTAGTCTATCAAAAGAAAGAAGCTGAACGAAGAGAAAAAGCAGCTCTTGCATTTGCTCAGGGTATACAAAAAAAATTTGACACTAATCTTAAAAAGTTAAATTCTACTGACGAGCAGTATCTCAAAGAATTAGATGCTAGAGTAGATGCTCAAAGAGAACAGGTCAAAGCGTCTCTTCAGAAAGCTATCGAAAGTCAAGATGCTTCTAAAATTATGGAAGCTAATGATAAATTAACTCAACTAGCTGTCGAAAAAGAAAAAGCTAGATTAGAGTTAGTTAACCGTGAAGAACAAAAGAAAGCCGAAGAAGAAAAAAGTAAACAACAACAAAACGTACAAGCTGAACCTCAAACAGCGGAAATATCACAATCTGCACCACGAATAACACCTAAAGCTAAAAAATGGGCTGAAGAAAATAAATGGTTTGGATCTGATGAAGTAATGACTAATGCTGCTATTACTATTCATAACAATATTGCACAAGAGGGTATTGCAGTGGACAGTGAAGAGTATTATAATGAAGTTAATTCAAGATTAAGGAAATACTTTCCTGAAAATTTTGATGACACTAAAGACGAGCCTAAAAAAGAGACACCGAAACCCGTCCAAACGGTAGCCTCTGCGGCTCGTAGTCAACAAGGACGCAGAACTGTGAAACTCACCAAATCACAGGTAGCTATTGCTAAACGATTAGGGGTGCCACTAGAGGAATACGCTAGATACGTGAAGGAGGATAAATAATATGAGTACAATTAAGAGAACTTCACGGGAGTCAGAGACTAAAGCTTCAAAAGAAGCTAAAAAAACTTGGGCTCCACCATCCAGTTTGGATGCGCCACCTGCACCTAACGGATATGCCCACAGATGGATAAGGGTTTCCGTTCAAGGTTTTGACGATGCATCGAATGTATCGAAGAAACTTAGGGAAGGTTGGGATTTTGTAAGTGCCGATACAATTACAGAAGAAATCGGAACTAACAAATATCCTTTCTATACCGAGGGTAAATATCAGGGGTTCATTGGGATTGGAGGCCTTGTGCTGGCAAGGATACCGGTTGAGATACTAGAACAACGTGCTGCGTACTTTAAAAGACTTACGCAAGACAGAATGAACGCGGTTGATCAGGATCTTATGAAGGAACAGCACCCAGACATGCCAATCAATATTGATAGGCAGTCAAGAGTGACCTTTGGTGGTAGTCGCAAAAAATAATTTTGCAATATCTACCGAGTCATTTAAAGTAAACACGTTATAAGGAGATAATAACTATGGCAAACCAAGTAGAAAAGTTCGGTCTAAGACCGTACAGAAAACTTGATGGTACACCCTTAGTTGGTGCTCAAAACAGATACATAATAAAAGCAGGATATGCAACTGCAGTATTCCAAGGAGATTTGGTTATTCCAACTTCAACTGGAAATATTGAAAGAGCTACTGCTAATACTAGCGATGCTGTTGTGGGCGTTTTTAACGGATGTTTCTATAATGATCCAACTACACAAAAGCCAACATTCTCAAATTACTACCCTGGCGGAATTACACCGACTCAAGGCGATATTACAGCCTTCATCGTTGATGACCCAGATGCAGTATTTTTGATGGATGCTGATGCGTCTTTTGCAAGAGCGGATCTATACAAGAACTATTCTGTTTCAAATACAACAGGTGTAACACAAACAGGTATATCCAAGGTACAACTAGATGTAGATGTATCAGGAATTGCAACTACTTTTGTAGTATCAGCAATTGACATAACGCAAGACCCAGAAAATGATGAATTTGGGGCAGCGAATGCTAATATACTTGTAAGAATAAACAATCACTTCTACAGAAGTGGTGTAGGACTGGCATAATAAGGAGATAAATAACTATGGCTATATCACGATCACAACTAGTTAAAGAACTAGAGCCAGGTTTGAATGCTTTATTCGGCCTGGAATACAATCGTTACGAAAATCAAGATAGAGAAATTTTTGTAACAGAAACATCTGACAGAGCTTTCGAAGAGGAAGTAATGTTAAGTGGATTTGCTTCTGCACCAACAAAAGCTGAAGGTGCATCAGTAGTTTTTGATCAAGCAGGTGAAACTTTCACAGCTAGATACACAAACGAAACAATCGCTTTAGCATTTGCTATCACTGAAGAAGCAATCGAAGATAACCTATACGATAGATTAGCTGCAAGATACACAAGAGCTCTTGCAAGATCTATGTCTAACACGAAGCAAGTAAAAGCAGCGCAGATATTAAATCAAGCGCAGTTTACTGCTGTAACAGGTGGTGACGGAGTATCATTAATTAACTCTGCTCATCCTCTAGCTACAGGTAATACATTTTCAAATGTATTAGCAACTGCTGCTGACTTGAACGAAACTTCACTTGAGCAATCGTTAATTGATATTGCTGGATTCGTAGACGAAAGAGGATTAAGAATCGCTACTCAAGGTAGAAAAATGATAATTCCAAAAGAATTACAATTTACTGCTGAGAGATTGATGCAATCTCCTCAAAGAACTGCGACAGCTGATAACGATATCAACGCAATCAGATCAATGGGAATGGTTCCTGAAGGTTATAGAGTTAATAACTTTTTAACTGATACAGATTCATTCTTTTTATTGACAGATGTGCCTAATGGATTAAAACATTTTGTTAGAGCACCAATCAAAACTGCAGTTGAAGGTGATTTCGATACTGGAAACGTTAGATTTAAAGCTAGAGAAAGATACAGCTACGGCTGGTCTGACCCTAGAGGAATATTTGGTAACGGAAATTTACCAACTAGCTAATCAGTAAAGTAACAGATTAACCTCACTAAAGAGGTACTTAAAAGGGGCGGAGTTTACTCTGCCCCTTTTTTTATGTATAATAAAAAAACCTAGAAAAATAATTATTTTGTAGACTGACTAGGCAGACGGTATAGAGACTACAAAATTTAAAGCTATACACATAAAAGGAGAATATTATGGCTAATACAACTTTTGACGGACCGGTTAGATCGAAAAACGGGTTTATCAATTTAGGACCAAGTGCTGTTAAAGCACTAACTTTAGCTACTGATCTTACAGTAGCAGCTCATGCGGGAAGACTTGTAACTATGGATCCTGCAGCTACACCAACTGCAATAACTTTACCGGCAATAAATGCTACTGCTGATTCTGCAAGTGCAGGCCCAGGTAGTGATCCGAATAATCCAAATACAATTGGTACTACTTTTGAAATTCTTTTTACAGACGATTTCACTGGTACAATTCAGACAAAGGATACTGATGACAAATTTGTTGGTATAATAACATCTGGTATTGATGCTTCAGTTTCAGGAAAACAATGGGTTCCTGCAACAGCTAATAACGAGATGAACTTAAATGGTGAAGCGGGTGCATCTGTTGCTACAACAGGTGGTCTAAAAGGTTCTTATGTTAAGTTTACTGCAGTCGCAGCAAACCTTTACTTTGTAGAGGGAACGCTTAATGCTACTGGAGCTTTAGCAACACCTTTTGATACACAGTAATAAATAATTTTATGAGCTCCTTCGGGAGCTCATAATTAAGGAGAAAATTTATGGGAACAACTTTTACAAGTGACCAATCAACCATTACAATGGATACTGTGGGAAGTAATCAACTTGCTAGAACTGGAAGATGTAGAATTACATCTATTCAAGCAAAAGGAATAGCAAGTTCAATTATTGCTTTGTATGATTCAGATGATGCCACATCTCCAGGAGGTGCAATATCTACTTTTAACTATGGAACTGAAGGAATGAATTTATATATTCCTGGTTCAGGTATTTTATTTAAAAATGGAATTGTCTATAATTTAACTGGAGCAAGTGGAAGCGTTACTGTAACTATTACAGGAGCTTAAAAATTAATAAGTGTTGAAGATAGGAGAACCTATGGACAAAGTAAAAATTCAAGCACAAAAACTATGGATGGATCATAATCATCATGCAGCTATTTTTTTAGCGGGAGTTATAGTTGGTGCGATTATTTGGTAATATTCAAAAGTGTCAAAATTGTGGGCATGAATGCCATTGTGGGGGAGCGTGTAAGCAATCTCATAATGATGGGGATAATAAACCTATAACTATTGCATGTTGTCAAACATGTAGATGTCAAGAAGAAACCACTTCAGAAGATCTATCTTATGAGAATGAGGTAAAATATGATTGAAAAATTAATGACAATGCTGGTTGGAATTTTATTGGCATTAGCTGGCTGGAGTCTATCTAGAACTTTTGAACTCTCAACTATCCAAGCAGTACACGAAGATAAAGTACAAAGAATTCAAGCCCAAGTTTTAAAACTAGAAGATCAAATGGATGAAATGATGGATTCAGATAAAGAAATTATGGATCAACATAAAAAACTATTTGAAGCTCTAGGTTCAAATCAACCAACAACAGGATATAATTATAACTAATGAGAAAAATATTTTTATTACTTGTATTAATTACATTGGTTTCTTGTGTATCAATAGGAAAAAAATGTACTTATACACAAGAAGGAACAAGAATTGAATCTTGGATATGGTTTACTAAAGAAGTACCACCAGATCTAGATAAAATGAATTGTAATTAATATGGCACTTAAAATTTCAGAAGAAGCAGCTGTACAAATGCCGATGAAGACGGTAGCCTCGCTGATCGCGATGGTCGCGATTGGAACCTGGGCTTACTTCGGTATCATTGAGCAACAAAATAAGATCACAACTACATTAGAACTAATGGAAAAAGATCTGGTCGAGAATACGGAATTCCGTATCAAGTGGCCGAGGGGGCAACTTCGGCTCGCTTCCAGCGGATAGCGAACAATTTATGATGATAGAAGATTTATACAAGACCGTGGATAAGTTGAATGCACATATTGAGTCAATGGCATTT